GTCAAGTTCACCTTTGCCATTGCCAAATTGGAGGCACAATTGAAAGTCACATTCCGCAAGGCGCCCCCCGCGCCCGAGAAGCAAATCCGTTCAACCGGCGGCGTTCCCATGTCCGGCGCCGTGGATAGCACCCTGGAGCGGTTGCGCGATGAAGCGGCCAAGACTGGCGATATGACAAAGGTGATGGCCTATAAGCGCCAGAAAGCCATGGCAGGAAAAAAGTAATTGACGCCAAGCCGGGCGCTGGCGTAAAGTGTCAGCGCCCAGGTGTCGCGAGCCGTAAATCGCAGAGGGCATAGAACGGCAGCCGCCCGGCCTTATGGGTGAGACATGGCAACAATCCCCATCTCTCAACATAGAGGCTATGAAACATGGCAAACAGTTTCAGCAAAGAAGAGCGCATTGCCTTCGAGAATATCCTTGAAGGCTTTCAGGACGCGCTTGTTCTTTCCCGTAATGTGGCGGTCTACAACACCGATCAGGTGATGATGGAGCGCACAAACAACATCATCTGGCGCCCGCAGCCGTACATCGCGACGAGCTACGCCGGCACCGATATGACTGCTAATTTCGATGATTACACGCAGTTGACCGTCCCGGCCACGATTGGCTTTCAGCGTTCTGTGCCATGGGTGATGACCGGCACCGAATTGCGCGATGCCTTGCAGGAGCAACGCCTTGGCGATGCGGCTAAGCAAAAGCTGGCGTCGGACATCAACGTGGCGATCATGAACGTGGCGGCGCTGCAAGGCACGCTGTTTGTGAAGCGCACGGTTGCCGCGTCCGGCTTTGATGACGTGGCGCAGTGCGAAGCCATCATGAACGAACAAGGCGTGATGATGGAGGACCGCTATCTGGCGCTTTCCACACGCGATTACAACGGCATGGCGAGCAACCTTCAGGCCGTGACCCGTTCCTTCGGCAACCAAACCAGCGATAACGCGCTGCGCCGCGCCCTTGTCGGCACGGTGGCCAGCTTTGACACCTACAAGCTGGACTATGCCCTTCGCAAGACTGCCGCCGCTGGTGGCGCGGGCTTGACGATCAACACGACCGTTGCGGGCGGGCAGTTCTATGTCCCGAAGGCGACTGCCGTCGCGGCGACTGGCGAAACCAGCAATGTTGATAACCGCTTCCAGACCGTCACGATTTCCAGCACGACAAGCGTGGCGCCCGGTGATGCCTTCACTATTGCTGGTTTTGAAGCGTGCCATCACATCACGAAGCAAAGCACGGGGGTTCTTAAAACCTATCGCGTGATCAGCGTGCCAAGCGCGACGACGCTGGTGATTTCCCCGCCGCTTATTACGGCGCAGGGCGGCACTGATGCGGAAGTGCAGTATCAGAATACCGTGGCTGCCAGCACTTCAACCACTGCCGCCATTGTGTTCATGAATACCGTGACCAATTTCATGAATCCCTTCTGGCACAAGGATAGCTTGGAAATCCTGCCAGGCCGTTTGGCGATCCCGAGCGACGCGGGCGCCGCTGTCATGCGGGCTTCAACTGACCAGGGCATCGAATTGGTTATGTCCAAGCAGTATGACATCAACACGCAAAAGACCAAGTATCGCCTTGATACTCTCTATGGCGTGGTGAACAAACAGCCGGAAATGAGCGGCATCATCATGTTTTCGCAGACCTGATAGAAGCAGAAGGAGATCAAGAGCATGTCAAGTTTCGTTCTGCCGCAGGGCAATTCTGGCGACATTATTATCCCGGCGGGTGAAAGCATCGCCGTATTTTGCCAGGGTTCGGCGCAAGTCAGTCGCAAGATTGGCTTCCCGAATTACCCGGACCAAGTGACGCTTATTGGCACGGTGAATAACGGCCAAACCGTGTTTGGTCCGTATGCTTCCGGCGCCGTCATTGTGGTTGAAGCCTCCGGTGGCGTGACTGCCCTTTATGAAGTGGGCACTGATCCGGTGGTTCAGCAAACCCGGCTGAATGTTCAAGTGCAGGTGACGCCTGCCGTGATTGCCGATGGTGGTTCCATGGCTTTCACGGCTGCCAATCTGCTGACCGGGCTGGTGACTGCCACCCCGACAACGGGCCGAAGCATTCAGCTTCCGACCGGCGCCGCGATGGACTTGGCGACTGGTATCGAAATCAACGAATCGTTTGATTGGTCGTTGATCACGCTTGCGGCCTTTGCGCTTACCGTAACGGCGGGCGCTTCGGGCCATACGATTGTCGGGGCGGCTGCTACTGCGGCGACTTCCGGCTCTGCCGCGCGCTGGCGGACCCGCAAGACGGCGGCTGATACCTTCGTCAGCTATCGCATTGCATAATGACTAGGGCGGGCTCCACAGCCCGCCCTAACCCCTTGCAGGAGGCTTTCTATGCCGTTGAAGAAGGGTTATTCCAAGGCTTCCATTTCCAGCAATATCAGTAAGGAAATGAAAGCTGGCAAACCGCAAAAGCAGGCGGTGGCCATTTCTTTGAATACCGCCCGCTCGGCGGCGAAGAAAGCCGGGAAGCCTGGGAAAGCCCCGAAAGGTGCAAAATGAGACTTCTTCCAACTATTCTTTACCGTGTGCCTGGCGCGCATTTTGGCCCGCCTGGTGTTACCTATGATTATCGCGGTATTGACACGGAGGAAGCGCTAGAAGCCGCCTTGGCCGATAGATGGCATGAAAGCCTTGTCGCCGCGATAAAGGCTGTGGCGCCGCGCGAAACCGCGATCCTGCCTGCTGATGATGCGCCCGTGATGCGCGCCGAATTGGAACAAAAGGCAGAAGAGCTTGGCATCAAGGTGGATGGCCGGTGGTCAGACAAGCGATTGATTGCCGAGATTGAAGCCAAGATGGTGCCGGCGGAATGAGCTACACCAAGCGCCAGCTTATCGAAGCCGCGTTTGAAGAGGTTGGCCTTGCGGCTTACACCTTTGATCTGACGCCGGCACAGATGGAATCGGCGCTGCGCCGGATGGATTCCATGCTGGCGACTTGGAATAGCAAGGGCATCCGCATTGCCTATCCGTTGCCGCGCAATCCAGCAGATAGCGGCCTTGATGAAGAAACAAGCATTCCAGATCGAGCGATTGAGGCCGTTGTTTCTAATTTGGCGCTGAGGCTTGCCCCGTCGTATGGCAAGACTGTTTCGGTGGAAGTGAAAACCTCTGCCCGGCAAGCCTATGAGGCGTTGTTGGCGCGGGCTGCAATGCCTTCTGAAATGCAATTTCCCAAAACCCTGCCGGCGGGCGCGGGCAACCGGCCTTGGGTATCTGACAATCCATTCATGCCGGGGCCGGTTGATCCTGTCTTGGTCGGGCCTGATGGCCCGCTTGAACCGTAGGAACGGAACGCCATGCCCACGATCAACCAACTATCCGCGATCAACAGCCTGAGCGCAGGCGATAACATTTTGGTCTATGCCCCCGGCGAAGGTGACACGCGCCGCGCCAGCCTTTCGACGCTATTGGCGTTCTTTGAATCCTATTTTGCCGATCCGGATTACCTGACAATCATCAATGCCCCGACCAATTCAGGGTTCAACTTGCAGCTTGGCGCACAAACGCAAAGCCTGTTTCTGATTATCAACCCGACTGGCGCTTTCGCGGCTGGCACCATTACCTTGCCGCCCGCGGCGTCTTGCTTTGACGGGCAGGAAATCCTTGTGGTTTCATCCCAAAGCATTGCGGCGCTTACCGTGAACGGTAACGGCGGCACGCTGCTTGGTGTTCCTGGGGCGCTTGGTGCCGGCGGGTTCTTTACGATCCGCTTCAATAACCTTCAAGCCACTTGGTATACGCTTTCCAGCAATACGGGTTCCAACTTTAGCAACCTGACGCTTTCGACCGGCATCAATGACGTGAACGGAAACGAGCTTTTGCTTGTTTCTGCCACGGCGGCGGCGGTGAATGAAATCACGCTTGCCAATGCGGCGGCGGGCAGCGCGCCCAGCTTGACCGCAACGGGCGGCGACACGAACATCAGCCTGAACCTTGTGGCCAAGGGCACGGGCGTGGTGCAGGCGGGCGGCGTGCCGGTGGCAACGACCATGGGCGCGCAAACCCTGACCAATAAGACGCTGACGGCGCCGGTCATTGGCACCATTAGCAACACGGGCACCCTGACGCTTCCAACTTCGACGGATACGCTTGTGGGGCGCGCGACAACTGACACCCTGACCAATAAGACTTTGACGTCGCCCGTGATCAGCGCGATCAGCAACACTGGCACGCTGACGCTTCCGACCGCTACAGATACGCTTGTTGGTCGCGCAACGACAGACACGCTTACCAATAAGACCTTAACAGCGCCTAGCACAACCGGCTTGCGCCGCGCTGCGCCTGTCACCAAGACGGCAGATTTCACGCTTGCCGATGCGGAAGATTACATCATCAACAACAAGGCTGGATCGGCTTGTGTGGTGACTTTGCCGGCGCCAGCCAGTTATACCGGGCGCGTGGTGGTGATGAAAACCATTCAGGCGCAGGCAATCAACAGCGCATCTTCAAACGTGGTTCCGCTTGCTGGCGGCGCGGCGGGCACGGCCATCGTATCGGGCACGGCGGGGAATTGGGCCGAGCTTGTGAGCGATGGCACCAACTGGATTATCATGAAGGCGTAAGGAACAAGACATGACCATTCGCGCATCATTCTACCCAGGCCGTGGCGCTAATCAGGTGGTGACGCCTGGCGCCGCTTCGGCAGAAGTGACCGTTGATCCAAAGGCCAAAAGCGTGCGCCTTGTGAATAGCGGCGCCAATATCTGCCATGTGCGAATTGGCATTGGCACGCAAACCGCGACAACCGCCGATACGCCGATCCGGGCGGGTTCTGAAATTATCGTTTCAAAGGGCGAGGGCGAGGGCAACGTGGCGCATATCAGCGCCGCCGGCACTACGCTTCACATTCAGCCCGGCGAAGGTGGGGTTTGAGTGCAAATCCCGATTCTGACCGGCGTTTATACCGATAGCAGCCCGGATTTCCGGACGGCTTACCCGGTGAATATGGCGCCGGTTCCAATGCCCCAGGGGATTTCCAATGGCTATCTGCGCCCGGCTGAGGGGCTTGTCAGTCAGGGCGTGGGGCCGGGCGTGGATCGGGCCGGGA